CATCACGGCCGGGGATCAGAAAAGCGATTTCTCGCCACACGAGCCCCTTGATCCCCACGCGCATGCCCGCCTGCAAACCGAGGTTGATCGCCTCTACGGAATCTTCCTCGCGTATGTCGCGGCGATGCGCGCGCTTGATGTCGATGCCGTGCGAGCGACCCAGGCCGGCATCTATTTCGGCCAGGACGCCGTGACCGTGGGGCTGGCCGATGCCGTTGGCAGCCTCGACGGAGTACTCGCCGACTTCAGCAGCTTCTTGGTGGCGCGTCGAGCGCGCGGCCACGCGGTGTCAGGTCCCACGCGCTCATTTACCACATCCGTTACTGCATCCCCTCCCACCCTTCTGGAGAACCCGACCATGTCGCTTCCTGAACACCCTGATGAACCCGCTGTGATCAACCCGGTTACTGATCCGGCCGCCGTGCCAGCCTCGCCCGTCACGGATGCGCCCCCGGCTGACGACAAAACTGCCTCGGCTGCGCTTGGCGCCTCGCGCGCTGACGCCATCGCCATCGCCGAACTGTGCCAACTCGCCGGTCACCCCGGGCTGACCGCCCGCTTCCTGTCGGAAGGGGCGACCGAATCTCAGGTTCGGAAATCGCTCCTGGCGGCCCGTGCAGAAAGCGTCGAGATCCACTCGACGATTGCTCCGATCGACGGGGATGCCGCACCCCATCGTCCTGCTGCCAATCCCCTGATGGCGGCCATCAAGAAACTCACTGGAAAGGAATAAGTCATGCCCGTCATTACCGAAGGTCTCAACCTGGGTGATCTGCTCAAGTACGAAGCCCCGAATCTCTATTCGCGCGATCAACTCACCATCGCCGCCGGCCAAAACCTCGTCCTCGGGGCCATCGTCGGCATCGACACCCTCACCGAGAAAGTGAAGGCGCTCGATCCTGCCGCCACCGATGGCACCGAAGTCGCGGCCGGCGTCCTGACGGCCGCCGTCGACGCCACCTTGATCGATCGCCCCGATGGCGTGCTGATCGTTCGCCATGCCGTGGTGGCCGATCACGCGCTGACCTGGCCGGTCGGCATCACTGCCCCACAAAAAGCCGCTGCCATTGCCCAGTTGAAAGCACTGGGCGTGCTTGTTCGCCACGCTGTCTAATCAACCCCGTCGAGGAGTCCTTCCATGCAGAACCCGTTCTCGAATCCCGCCTTCACGATGGCGAATCTCACGGCCGCCATCAATCACCTGCCGAACCGCTATGGCCGGCTCGAATCCCTCAATCTGTTCCCGGTGCGTCCGGTGCGCTTCCGTCAAATCCTCGTCGAGGAAAAGAATGGGGTGCTGAACCTGCTGCCGACTCTGCCGGTGGGGAGCCCTGGCACCGTGGGCAGTCGCGACAAGCGCAAGATGCGCTCCTTCGTGATTCCGCACATCCCGCACGACGATGTGGTGCTGCCCGAGGAAGTCCAGGGCCTGCGCGCCTTTGGTTCCGAAACCGAACTGGAGACCATCGCCGGGGTGATGGCGCGTCATCTGGAAACGATGCGGAACAAGCACGCGATCACCCTGGAGCACCTGCGCATGGGCGCCCTCAAAGGGGTGATCCTGGATGCCGATGGCTCCACGCTCTACGACCTCTACGGCGAGTTCCAGATCACGCCCAAGACCGTTAATTTCGCCTTGACGACCGAGGCCACCAAGGTTCGCCAGAAGTGCGTCGATGTCCTGGCCCACATCGAGGACAATCTGCGCGGCGAGTTCATGACGGCGGTGCGCTGCCTGTGTTCACCCGAGTTCTTCGAAAAACTCATCGCCCATCCGGTCGTCGAGAAGGCCTACGAGAACTACCAGCAAGGTGCGATCCTGCGTGATGACGTGCGCGCGGGCTTCACCTTCGGCGGCATCGTCTTTGAGGAGTATCGCGGTCAAGCCACCGATGGCAATGGCGCGACGCGGCGCTTTATTGCCGCCGGTGAAGCGCATTGCTTTCCACTGGGCACCATCGATACCTTTGGCACCTATGTGGCCCCGGCCGATTTCAACGAAACGGTGAACACCCTGGGTCAGTCGATCTACGCCAAGCAGGAGCCGCGCAAGTTCGAGCGCGGCACCGACCTTCATACCCAGTCGAATCCGCTGCCGATGTGCCACCGACCCGGCGTGCTGGTGAAACTGACGATGTCGTGATGATGGACGTTGGCGCGCTGTATGACGCGGCCGCCTCGTCCGGGCTGCTAGTTCCGGTCACGTTCGGGGGCGTGGTGGTCATGGCGGATTTCCGCGCTCCCGATGAAGACGTGCTCGATGGGTTGGGAGTGAGTCGGGGCTACACCCTCCGGTATCCGCAGAGCCGGCTAACGCTGAGCCCCGGTGATGAACTGGTGGTGGCAGCGGTGAGCTACCGGGTGCGTGAAATCACGCAACTGGGTGACGGCTCGGAGTGCCGGGCCTCGCTGACCCGGCTCTAGGAAACGGTCAAGGACCGATCCTGATCCAGCCGTTCCACTGCATGCGCTGGATCGTGAGGTTTGCCGCCCGTCGATCGAAACGCTCCGGATCGAAGTCGAGTCCGGCCCAGGTTTGCAGGCGTTGGGCTTCCTCGCCGTACGGGGCGTCCTCGAGGGTCGCGAACATCTCCTGGTAGCCTGCAATCCCTCCGGCATCGTCGGGTGGGCACGCGCGTTCACCGGCCTCGATCCAGACCACACCGTCGGTGCGATGCGGGTCGACATCATCATCGATCGATTCGACGCGAATGCGATGCTCCCAACTGTCGCCGAAGTCATAGAGATACAGGCAGGTGTCACCGACATCGAGCAGTTGATTGAGGCGGAATTTCTTCTCGTCGAGCATCTCCCAATCGGACCCCTCCAGTTCCGGATCGGGGACGCCATAGTGTTTTTTGCGGATCTCGAACTTGTGCAGATGGGAATCGGCCCAGCCCATGGCGGCCTGCAGGATGTGGTGAAACGCGGCCAGTCGGGTGCGGCCATCGACCACGATCTGTCGCCAGATGGGCGGCTCTGAGCCCACCAGATCCACGCGCACGTTGTAGAGGCTGGGCTGCGACTGGCTGCTGCGGTGTTTCTTCTTCGGAAGCGTGGTCGGCATGACGTGGACGGGTCGATACAAGCAAGCCTCGCATTTTACGAAACCTGTCTGGAATTTCCATGACCCAATCACTTCGCGAACGCATCTTGCAGGCGATGGTCAGCCAGCTCGCGCCGATAGCCCTGACACAAGGGGCCACGCTGATCCGATCGCCTCCCACGGGGGTAACCCGAGAACAGTCACCGGCGCTCCTGGTATTTCCCGAGTCAGACGCGATCACGCAGCGACCCAATGACCGCGTCGAGCGACACCTGGTCGTGCGGCTGGTGGCCGTAGCCCGAGAGGCCGGTGGCGAGGCGCCAGCAACCCGCGCTGACCGGCTTCTGGTGGCGGCGCACGCGGCACTGTTCGCGGACAGCAACCTCGGTGGTTTGTGTCTGGCTATTGCAGAACTCGAGTGCGAGTGGGACGTGGAGGACGCCGATGCGACGGCGGCTGCCCTGCCCGCGCGCTACCAGATCACCTACCGAACGCTCGCTTCCGATATCTCACAGCAAGGATGAACCATGCCAACCCTATCCGTTGAACTTCAAAAATCCCATACCCATGCCGGCACGCTGCTGGAGCCCGGGGATGTGATCGATCTTCCCGCCGATCTTGCCCGCTGGTTGTGCGAGTCCGGCATTGCCAGGCCGCACAAGGCCGAACTGACCATCCCTCGCCACCCATCCAACACCAAATCCCTTTCCAAGACTGAGGAGTCGACATGAGCACCTATGCATCCTTCCAAGGCCGGGTCTACCTCGGTAAGCGCGATATCAACGGCAATCCGATCGAGGTCCGTAGTCCCGGCAACGTCGCCGACCTGAAACTCTCGCTCAAGACCGATGTGCTGGAGCACTACGAGTCGCAATCCGGCCAGCGCTCGCTTGATCACCGCATGATCAAGAGCAAATCGGCCACGATCAATCTCTCCATTGAGGAATTCACCAAGGAGAACCTGGCCCTCGCGCTCTACGGCACCCATGTGGCCACTGCCAGTGGCACGGTGACGGATGAACCCATCGGCGGCGCCGTTCCGGTAGTCGGTGATCGCTACTTTCTGGCCCACCCCAAGGTATCGACGCTGATCCTCAAGGACTCGACCGGCACGCCGGCAACCCTGACGCTCGGCACGCACTACACGGCCGACACAGACTTCGGTGCGATCCAGTTTCTGGACACCACCGGGCTCACCGCGCCGTACAAGGCCAGCTATGCCTTCGGCGATGTCTCGGAAATTGGCATCTTCACGCAACCGCTGCCGGAGCGTTACCTGCGGCTGGAGGGGCTCAACACGGCGCAGGGCAATGCCAAGGTGCTGGTCGAACTCTATCGGGTGGCCTTCGACCCGTTGAAGGAACTGGCGCTCATCTCGACCGAGTACAACAAGTTCGATCTGGAAGGCTCCCTCCTGGCGGATTCCACGAAACCCTACGATGCCGTGCTGGGACAGTTCGGGCGCATCGTGCAAATCGGGTGATGGCGATGAGTGATCAAAACCAAGACGTGCTGGCGGCCTTGCCGCCGGTCCCGCACACCCTCGAGATTGCCGGCGAGACGCTGGAACTCACCCCCTTGAAGATCGGGGAATTGCCTGCCTTCGTGCGTGCGATCCGCCCCTTTGCCCAGCACATCGGCGTCGAGGTCGACTGGCTGGCTCTGTTCGGCGAGCGTGGCGAGGATGTGGTGGTGGCGCTCGCGGTGGCCGCCCGGCGTCCGCGCGAGTGGGTCGCCCAGTTGTCGCTCGACGCCGCAATTCAACTGGCCGAAGCGGTGTTCGAGGTGAATGCCGATTTTTTTATCCGGCAGGTGACCCCGGCGCTGCTGCGCCTCGCCGGACGGATCGGGACCATGGGGAAACTCGGGGAATCCACTGGGCCGATCTTGTCCAGCGCCTCATCGACCACGGCCACCGCTACCCCGACATCCTGACCTACACCCTGGCGCAGGTACGCGCGTTTCTGTCGGCCATCGACGCGACCGAGCGCACTCGGTTGGCCGCCGAGTTTGCCGTGATGCTGATCGCCACCCGTGGCGGGACTGCTGACATCAAGCAATTGCAGCGGGACCTCTGTGCATGAAACTGTCGATCACCACCTCGGGCCTGCTCGATCCCAAGCGCCTCGACAGTTGGGTGCCGGAAAAACGCCGGGCGATCCGCAAGGCCGTCGAAGCCGGCATGAAATCCGGGGGACGTGAAATCGCCGATCAGGTTCGGACACAGATGGGCGCACGTTTCAAAGTTCGCCGCCCGGGATTTCTGCGCAGTCTGCGCTCCAAAGTCTATGCCGGCAGCCCCGCAAAGTTTCCGGCGCTGATGATTGGCTCGCGGATCTCGTGGCTCGGCATCCATACGCGGGGTGGATCGATTACCGGAAAGATGTTGATTCCCCTGCTGCCCGAGCATCAGCGCATCGGCCCCAAGGCGTTTCGGCGCGTCATCACGGGACTGCTGCGCTCGGGCAACGCCTACTTCATCCAGAAGAACGGGAAGGTGATCCTGATGGCCGAGAACATCAAGGAGAACACCTCCGAACTGCGCCGCTTCAAGCGGGCCGAACGCCATCGTTCCGGCGCGAAATCCATCAAGCGTGGCGAGGAACTTCCGATCGCCGTCCTGGTTCCGGTGGTACGTCTGGGCAAGCGGCTGGACCTCGAAGGCATCGTCAAAGCCAATCTCTCGCGCCTTGTCGCGCACATTGATCAACATCTAAAAACCCATGGCTTCTGACCGCGCCCAGATCCTGATTACCGCGATTGACCAGACCCGGCAGGCGTTCGGTTCGGTCAAGTCGGGCCTGGAGAATCTCACGTCAGCGGCGAAGTCCGTCAACGGCCTGCTCGCCTCGATGGGCGCGGCGCTCTCCGTGGGGGCCCTGGTGGCCGCCGGTAAGCACGCGCTCGACACAGCGGACAACCTCGCCAAGCTCTCCCAAAAAACCGGTCTGTCGGTCGAATCCCTGTCTGTCCTGCGTCCGATCGCCGAGCAAGCGGGTACCAGTCTGGAAGGTCTGGCCAAGGGCCTGCAGAAACTTGCGACCGCCATGGTCGAAGCGGCCGGTGGATCGAAGGAGCAGGTCGAGTCCTTTAGCCGCCTCGGCGTCTCCGTCAAAGATGCCGCCGGTCAGTTGCGTCCCACCGAGGAGGTGCTGCTTGATCTGGCCGATGCCTTCGCTGCCATGCCCGATGGTGCCGAGAAATCGGCGCTGGCCGTGAAGCTCTTTGGTAAAAGCGGCGTCGAACTTATTCCGTTCCTCAATCAAGGCCGGGCCGGCATCGAGCAACTGAAGCAGAAGTTCAAGGAACTCGGCCTCGAAATCAGTGGCGACACCGCGCGTGCTGCCGAGAAATTCAACGACACGCTCGACACGGTCAAGCAGGCGTTGCAGGGCATTGCCATGCGCATCGCCGAGGCCGCACTCCCCGCCTTGCAACGCTTGGCCGATGCGCTGGTCGTGCTGGCAAGTCACGGTGACGTCATCATCTCGACGCTACGCATCCTGGGCGAAATCCTGATTGCGGTACTCGCGGTCAAAGGGGTGGCAGCGGTGGCGAAACTGCTAGAGGCGGTCACGATCCTCAAAGCAGCGTTCATGCGGTTCCTGCCCATACTGGCCGCCGTCGCACTATGGGAAATCGGGCGTGGCATCGTTAACGCTGTGCAGGAAATCCGCGAGCTCACGCGCGAGACCGATCAATTGGCGCGTCAGAGCGAACAGTTGGGGCAACTCAACAACGCCCTGGAGGAGATTGCCACCACGGGCACCCTGAGCGTCAAGACGCAGATGGCCCTCGCGGCGCAGGCGGCCGAGCGTTTGAAAGCTGCCTTGCCTGGTACAGCCGACGCGCTGCGTTCGATTCGGGGGGCGGCGACTCAGGTGGGCGAAGCCATTCGGCAGGCGCTCGACGCGGAAACCAAGAAGGCCGCCGAAACCGTCAAGCAACTCTCGGCCAGTTACAAGCAGGTGGCGGCCGACATCAAGGCGGTCTGGGATGCGCGCGTCACTGAGGTCGAAGCGAACTACAAACGTCAGGAAGCGGCTGCGCAAAATGCGTCGCGCTCCGAATCCGCCGCCATCCGAGACTCGGCGCAGAACCTGCTTACCGCCGAACGGGAGAAGGTCGCGGCGATCGACGCCGGTGCCCGGCAGATGGAAGCCGCCTGGAGCGCGACCTATGGTCACGCCGTAGCCCTTGCTCGCGCCGCCGGTCAGGATGTGCAGGCTATCGAGCGGCAAGCCGTCGACGCCCGGGTCAGTCTCTACAGCCAACTGGAGACGGCGTATCGGGCCACCGTCGACCGGCTGATTGCGGAAGAACAGCGGCATCTGGCGGCCGCCAAGCAGGCCGATGAAGCGCGACTGAATCTGCGTCTGTCGGTCGAGGATCGCATTCGCGAACTCGCGCGCAGAGGCGCCGACGAAGTTGCTGCCTACCAGGATCGGTTGCGCCAGATCGACGAGAAGCAAGCGCAGGCACGTGCGGCTCTGGCGCAAGGCAACTTTGAGCAGGCCCGCAAACTGGCCGAGGACGCCATCGCACTCGCCGAACGCTCAGCATCGGCCGTGACTCGGCAGGTCGAGCAAAACGGCAAGACCGTCACGCAGACGATGGTGTCTGAGGGACAAGCCGCCTCCACCGCGATCGGCCAGATTCGCGAGTCCGCCGCGATTGCCGATGCGGCATTGAAAGGGCTCGGGGACGCCCACAAACAGGCCGCCAGTGCCGCCGGCAGTGGTGCCGAGGAAGCGAAGCGTTCGCTCGCCTCGGTCTCCGAGGAACTTGGCAAACTGCGCCAGCAACTGCTCTCGCAAGACAAGTTGAAGCTTGACGTCGACATCGAGTCGGCCCGAGCCGGCATCGAGAAGTTGAAGGCACTGACCGACGCGCAGCAACTGATCGCCAAGATTCAAGTCGATACCCAGGCCGCCGAAGCCAGTCTGGAAAAGCTCAAGTCCGATACCGACAACCGTGTCCTGCTGCAAAAGGTCGAAGCCGACACCAGCAAGGTCCTCACCGACATCGATCGTCTGCGCAGCACCCTGGCCAGCGGCGGCGTGGAGATCCCGGCGACGATGTCGTTCGACAAACCCCGCGCCGCCCTGGCGTCCTTCGCCCAGGACATCAAGATCACCCTGACGGCACCAACCGAGGCCACGCACACGCCGCGTCCGGATCTAGGTTTCTGGCGGCAGGCCTTGTCGGAACTCACCCGCCCGACCAGCAGTGTTCACACGATTTATGTGCAGAAGGTGCAGAGCAATGCCACGGGTGGCTTGATCCAGCGCCTGGCCGAGGGCGGGCAGACGGTGGTCGAAGGGTTCCGACGAATGTCAGGCCGGATCACCGGGCCGGGGTCCGAGACCTCCGACTCCGTACCCGCCTTGTTGTCTGCCGGTGAGTTCGTGGTGCGTGCGGCCTCCGTGCGCAAGTTCGGTCAGTCCTTCTTCGAAGCGGTGAATGCAGGGTTCCTACCGGCGTTACCCCGCTTTGCGACAGGCGGTGCCGTTTCGTCTCTGGTGTCCCAAGTAGCGATGGCAGCAACGGGGCCGACCACCGCGCCTTCGCGTGACGTGGTGGATCTGCGCTTCCATGTCGGCAACAAGGCCCATACCGTGCAGTCGTCGCGCGATACCGCGATGGCACTCGCCAGTGCACTGCGTGAATTGTCGAGGGCGTCATGAGCCAGGCCGCCGTTGCAATCCGGGTCTATGACTGCCCGCTGGATCCCTGGCAGGACCATGTGAATCCTTGTCAGCGCTGGGTGCTCGATGCGATTGCCACCGAGGGCGCATCGATCCAATCCCTGCCGGTCAGGAATTTCGAGGGGCAAGTCATCGCCAGTAGTCAGGCAGCCGCGCTAACTGCACAGCAGTCGTGCCTGGCGAGTTACATCCCGGCCAGCACGATTACGCCGACAGGAATGCAACTTAGAGTGACGACCCGATTATCCGCTGG